CCAAATATTGAGTATGTACCAGCGGAATCTGTAGAATTATAGTAGTCCATTCCAGAACCACCACCACCATAAATGCTATTTGTAGATAAGGTATCTTCGGTACTAAAATTACCTCTAACTGGTGCTGGACTACCAAATAAATCTCCACCAACTCCTGTTACTAGTCCTACACTGTGACTTCCACCTCCGCCTCCACCAATACCTGCATCGGAAGAACCAGCCCCAGCACCACCGCCATAAGCTGTAATTAAAGTTCCAGATGCCCCAAATGTAGTATTACCACCAACGCTACCAGCAGTATCTGCAGAGGTTTGTGCCGCACCTCCAGCACCTACAGAAACCGCTTCGGTCGTTCCTAATTTAGTAATTGGTATCCAAACAGATTTATACGCTCCACCACCGCCACCGCCTCCTCCACCACCACTAGACCTTTTTCCACCTGAACCGCCAGCACCCCAGAGTTCAATTAAAACTATAGTTCCTGTTGATGGTTTTGTCCAGGTTCCTGCACCAGTTGAAGTAAATATTTGTTGACTTACAATAGATAGATTAGTCAACAACGCCCCACTTACCGCTGGGAGTTGCCCAGAAGCATTTAATACTACCACTCCACTTGCGGCGTTTGCGGCGGCTGTCGCACCTGTGCCACCAGAACCAGTGGCTATCGGAGTAGAAAACGTTTTTATCCCGGCGATAGTTTGGTTCCCGGTAAGTGTGCATGCGGTTCCGTCTAAGTTAAGTATAGGGATATCTCCGGCGGATTCCGGTAAGTTAGAAAGACCGGTTATTGCCGAACCGTTGACTTTGCTGGCAGTAGTTATTGCAGCGAGTTTTGAGTCAGCGATCGCTGCGCCACTGGCTATCTTGGCGTTTGTAATTAATAATGCCGCGTCAGTGCCTAACTCTAACGCAGTCCAGTTTGCCCGGATTTCGCCCGGGGCGTTTATTAAAAGTCCGTCATCGGTAGGTTTAGTTTTTTCCCAGGACATTATTTATCTCCTTCGATTACCGCTTTTGCGTTTGCTTCTTCTAAATATTTTTTAATAACTTCAGTCATATTATTTATTTCAACCCCATGGTCGCGTAACTCGTCCATCCAGCAGTCAGCGTGGAACCTCATTGGTTTAGTATAATTTTCCGCGTGTTCCGGGCATTTGAATATCGGAGGGATTTGCGCTAAGTATTTCTGCAATATTATTGCCGGCCGGACTTCGACTACCGCGATATCGGTTATTTCTTTTTTACATCTGTCGCAGATGAATAGTTTTTTTTCAGGTTCCATATTAAACTCCTTCTCTGTTCTTTAAGAATGTTTGGATTTTAGTTAGTAACGTGTTCATCGCTGCAACACCGATTTCACTGTTAACGGAAATGGATTTATACTTGCTTAATGTGATACCATCATTATCTTGTATTCTATACATCGCGATCGCTTTACTGAAAGCGCCTTCTTCATCAAACGATATCACTATTTTATGAGGTATTATTTTAGCCATGTTTTCTCCTTAGATACCATGTGCCGACCAAGTGAATGTTCCTATTACCGCGGTTCCGTCAAGCTGGTATAATTTAACAGTGAACCCGGTTATTGACGGATTTACTGAAAACTTTACCGCATAACCGGTCCCGCTTGTTATATTGATATTTACTACCGGAGGTTCGTGGAACGTTTTAGTGAACGTTATTTCGTCACCGGTCGCGGCAACGGTTACTTCACCATCGCCAGTTTCGTCAACATCAGGGATATCGACTTTAATAATGAATTCTGACCAAAGTAAACTTGTTGATAACGAGTCCCTTGTCAATGTTGCCTGGATCTGGAAATATCTGCATGAATAATCCGCGGAAATCCAATCTTCCCAAGCGGACCATGTGATATTGTCATCGGAAGTTTTTATTTGAAAAGTTAACGCGCCTGGAAGTTCTTCACCGGTCCACCTCAATGTAGTGCTGTCATCAAACGCTCTTAATGGATCAGAATCCCATGCGAGCGCTTGAGCGACGGAAACAACGTTTTGTATGATAATACGAGCGTCGCAGATATAACCGATATCTTTAACGCCGGTAGTGTATGTCCCGGTAAGATGGTCCGCGTCAAGTTCAATGTTAACATCTACAATAGAACAATCAACTAACGTTCCTCCCCACGCGGTGTTTTCTTCTATTTCTAAAACTATGTTCTGGAACGGAATTGATTCAATGCTTATTATCGCTTCTTTAGCGTTAGTCGAGTAATTTCCGGAGTTGTCTATTGATTTTATCCAGTAAGATTGGTCTACACCTAACCGGATATCCCTTATTTGGCATTCATCGCCGTATATCGGTGTTTGGACTATTCCGGCCGAATCCCAACTAGATCCTTTTCGTATCTCATATTTATTGACATCGACATCAGAAACTTTTGTCCATTTACATATCAACATATCTCTGTATTTCTTTACTACAAACGCTGTAACGGCTGACGGTGGCGCGTCTTTACCGACAAGGCCGATTGGATCAGAAGATGTTCCGTCAGAAATAATATCATAAATAGATTGAGTTTTTATTTTTACGACGTATTCTTTGTTTATCTCAAGGTTTATATTTATGCGGTATGATGTTGAAAGACGAGATACACTTCCAACTGTGATAAAGTCACCGGAAGATTTAGATAGTTCGATGATATAACCGTTCAACCTTTCAAGTCCGCTCGCAGGTTCGGTCCATTCAACATCGATATGAGCGATATGGACTCCGTCAGCGTTACGCCACCCGACTTCTGTCAATACTATTCCGGTAACATCTGTAACCGGATCATACGGGTTTTCCGGAGATCCGTAATCCCAATCGTCAAACGTTGCGCCGTAACGGTCATCATGGACTGAACTGTTGTATGCTTGAAGCAACAATTTACACCGGCCGTAGTCTACTTCAGTTATTTCGTTAATGGTAAACAAACCGGCGGTCCAGTTAGGTATTGAGTGTGTAACCGATACGACATCGCCGGGTTCACAATGTAGCGCTGACATATCATTGACTTCGAATTCACACCAAACATCGTTTATCTTTTTGTCGTATAAAATCTTTTTCGCCATGCGGGAAGCTTGGCTTTGCCGGGTAACTCCATACATCTCAATTTTTTCTTCTACGGTTCCTCGGATTGTTTGGTCTAATTCATCCTCGGCCATTTCCGTGCGTTTTGAATTCTTGGTTTCAAACGGTGATATCCATTCCACTATCACTTTATTCGGAGTTTCTTCGGATTTACCATACCCGTAAGAGAAACTTCCTTTTTTAATGTTGCTTTCAGTGAACGCTTGAACCGCTACTGATTCCGACTGAGCGAACGCTATTTTATATTTATCTGCGCTATGTATTAAACTCGCACCGCACGTGATAAGCATATGGTCGATAGTGTCGATTGCGGAATGTTTTGTATCGATAATAATGTCAAGCTCATACCTGGCTTCAGTCCCGCCTCTGCCATCGTCGATAAGTTCACCGCAATAATCATAAAAATCTCCGAATGATCCGTTATCCACAAAATCTTCGGATAATCCGCAACCCCCTAATACTTTACTCAATGTCAAATAGTCGCGGATAATCGCAGCCGGGTTAGATGACGCGGCTAAAGAGTTTGTGTCCCAAGACTGAGTTCCGGTGTTCCAGGTTTTAACTTTACGGCCGGTAACTTCTGCTGCGACTATTGGATTACCGCTTACTTTTTCCCCGGACTTTAATGTCAATGCTAAATACGCTACGTCATGCAACCCTTTAACTATACCAGCTCCGCGGGAATCTATACTTTGCGATGATGATCCGGAGCAAAGTGTATAACTGCAACCGGAACAGTCCGATATCGGGGTATCGTCTATTTCAACATTATTAACGCTATCAATTTCACCAACACTTAACACTAAAAACCGTTTTACCGTAGTTGCGGGATCAGATTGCCATATAATATTTCCTCCGCAAACAATAGGTCCACCGTATACTATCGGAACTATTTCCTCATTCGAGAAAGTGTTATCGATAATGTTAGAAGCATACCTGCCGGCATTCCTAGCTTTATCAAGATCATGAGCTTGTTTTATGCTGTATGCGATTGAAATAGCGGTGATCGCTGCGATGACAGGATGTAAACATGCCCATGCGTAAATCGATGTCGTTACCCACCCAACAGTGGCCATAACAACCGGAGCGGCGAACACTGTGGCCGGATAAAAAAGGAAGAATAATAGTGATAATAACTTTTTGTTTATGTTTCGCATATTCTGAATCCGCATAAGAACATATCTTTTAAATACCGCAACTTTGTAAGGCAAGACCCTACGTTTAAGTCCATATGTAACAACTGCTTATTGTTTATACAAACTCCTAAGGCGCCATTCGTTCTTTCATTCTTTAAAATCACTATATCTCCATCATGTAATTCAATGAAATTTACTGGTTTTGCTATGTTTTTAACCTCATTGATTATTCGTTCTATATCCTTTGATTTATCCCTGAATATTACCGGCTTCCCATCAGAAAAAGGGATTTCTTTTTCTTTAACATATTTATAATAAAGCCAAACTATCCCGCGGCAATCACAACCGGAGAAGTCTTTTTTATTAAGTTTGAACGGTATTCCTATAAGTTTGTTAATATCAAACATTTTATCCTGTTGAAGAACTTGACGAACTCCTGGAACTGCTTGACGAACTCCTGGAACTGCTTGACGAACTCGACGAACTTCTAGAACTGCTTGATGAACTGCTGGATAAACTTCTTGATGAACTCGAAGAACTAGACGAACTTCTTGACGAACTAGACGAACTCCTTGATGGATTACTGGTCAATGGTATGGTGTGGAACCCATGGAAGTTCGCCTGGTTAAAATACGTGTTCTCGCACATATTCAATGTCTTATCGCATCCGCGATACAATGTATAAGTATCTCCGACCACAGGACTGTTCTTTAATACATAATCGAGGGATAACGTATTTGTCGCATTTACAAAATCGACTATTTTCCTGGATATACCAATGTTCAACCCGGAAGTAAACGTTATCATCCCCCAATTCCAATAATCATTTGCCTGTGTAAGCGCAGTATCGATTATCGTAGAAGTCGTTCCACCGGTAACAGATCCTCCATACTTATTTGCAACAGCATCTTTGGTAATTTTGCAGCAAGAGTCTCCGAATATGCAATTGCAGTTTAACTGGAACGGCCATCCGGTTTCAAACGTCAATGATGATATTTTAGGTGTTGCGGTCCCGGTCATGCTTTTTTGTTCAAACACTATCGCTTGGATAAATCCGTCGAAC